ATCTGCTGCTGCACACCGGCAACCGCATCGACGCGGTGCTCGGGATGCGGGTCTTCGAGCATCTGCTGCGCCTGCCACCGCGTTACTTCGAGACCCGGCCCACGGGAACTCTGGTCGCGCGCCTGCAGGGCGTGGAGACCATCCGGGAATTTATTACCGGGGCAGCGGCGAGCGTGCTGCTCGACGTGCCGTTCCTGGTGCTGTTTCTCGGCGTCATGCTCTGGTACAGCGTGCCGCTGACCTTGATCGCGCTGGCGCTCATCACGCTGCTCGCCGTGGCGAGCGCTGCAGTTGAGCGCGGCCAGATGATTTTGAGAGAGGCGGGACTGGGTCGGAGGAAATGGGAGCTTGGGAGGTTCCCGGGACGAAACAGGGGGTTAGGGTGGACCGGGCGACGGCGAAGGAAAAGTAGCGTGCCACTTGAAACCGGCGCGGCGCGGGCAGTGCGCCACTTGGTTTGAGAGCGGCCGGGCCGGGTCGATTAGAACCGACGGACCTCCTTTCGGCACGTGGCGAGCACTTCAAAATCGGGGCCGCCGCTGACCTTGAGCATCAACGTGCCGGCGTCGCGCATTATCGTCGCTTCCCCGAGCGCGCCCGCCGGCGTCCTGAAGCGAAAGCGGATCATGTCGGTCTCGATAATCACTCGGTCACCTGATAGTAAGCCGCCGAGTTCGCTCGCGAACAGAGTGGCCCGGTTCAACTGCTCATCGAAGCGCACCATCATCGCTTGTGGAATACCGCTCTGAACCCAAACCCTATCGGTGAGGCACCCCAGCCTGACTTCCTCGGCAGATGCCAGCGCAGAGAAGAGAAGCGCTGCGGTGAACGCATAGGCATTCAGTTTGCTCATGGCGGTAGCTCCGTTCAGAATCGGCGACAAGCCCAGACCACGCGGCCGACGACCCTGAACGAGGCGACATTCTCGGCGGCCACGTGCTCGGGGGCGTAGCGGTCATTGTCGCTCCGGACCGTCAAAGCCCCGTTAAGGTGACGTTGAACGCGTTTTACCAGCAGCGCGTCGTTGAGGTGGATCACATAAACCCCGCTGTCCTCGACCGCCTCACGAGAGCGATCGACCAAGATTAGATCGCCGTCCGAGAGCGTGGGCGCCATGCTGTCGCCCTTCACGCTGATCAGCGCGAGGTACTTCGGCGCGACGCCGATCGCATTTTTGACCCAATCGGCGCGGAACGCCAGGTAATCGACGATCTGCTCGCCCGCGACGAGCGCGCCGGGGCCGGCGGAGCTGGCAATGTCGTAGCGCGGCACCATGATGAAGTCGCCGACGAGGGAGGGCTTCGGGTAGTCCGCGCCGTGGCGCTGCTCCAGCCCCTCGACATCGAGCTGGTACTCCGCGGCCTCTTCCATCAGGCGAGGCACGTCGCCCTGCGGCACCGTCGAGCGGCGCTGCGCGAAAAGGACCGCCGCGTCGCGCCCGAGTCCGATCTTGGAGAACGCTGAGCGGCGCTTCGGGTCGGCGCCGGTGGCAAGCCACTCCACCGTCACGTCGCCAGCGCGCGCGATCTCCACCAGGTCGCTGGCGGTCGGCTCTGAGGCGCCCGAGCGCCAATTCCTGATCGAGGACTCAGAGACTCCGCAAATTCTTGCGAGGGCACTGTTGCCGCCAACGGCGTCGGCCACCTCGCCGATTCTGGGTGCCACTTTCGAGGCCGAAGCGACACCTTCCGTGCGCGTAAGGTGTCGCTTTCCTGTTTTCTTTTTCCGCTCAGGCATCTAGGTTAATTTCAGGCGTTCTAGCGAGCCTCGAAGTTATCCACAAAGCGACACCTCATTCCGCCGTTCGTAGAATCTTGTTGACGCTCGCAATATTTTGCGGGTAGTCTATTTGCCGTGGCGACGCATACCTCGCGCAAAAAACCAGCCCCGCAGGACTGGCACCCGGCCGACATCAAGGCAGCACTGGAGAAGAGAGGCCTGTCGCTGCGGCGGCTCGGAATCGCCAATGGGTTCCTCCCCAACTCGCTCAACCAAGCGCTGCGCCGGCAGTGGCCGAACGCGGAGCGCGTGATCGCGGCGGCGATCGGCAAAGCGCCGCACGAGATCTGGCCCTCGCGCTACGAGCGCGATGGGCGCCCGAAGCGCAAGCGCTGGGACATGCCCTTCACCAGGCCCGCCTCGCAGAGGGCCTTCACGAAGAAGCCTAGCACCGGCGTCCCGCCTGTCAACGTATACGCGCGGGAGCCGAAATAGCCATGCCGAAGGCGGCGCGCGACCGCTCAACCCTCGATCTTTTCGAGGTGCCGCAGGCGCCCGCCCTCCTCGAAGGGAGCCTCAATTACGCCGCGGAGCTCTGCGGGGTGCTTTCCGCGGCGCTCAAACGGTCTTCAAAGAGCCGCTACGAGATCGCCGCGCGGATGGCCGAGCTGCTCGGCCAGGACGTGAGCAAATTCCAGCTCGACGCCTGGACGGCCGAATCGCGCGAGGGGCACCGCTTTCCGTTCGAGTACGCGGCCGCCTTCGAGGCCGCCTGCGAGACGACGGCGCTGCAAGAGCTGCTCGCGCGCAAGCGCGGCAGCCGCATCCTGGTCGGCGACGAATCGCTGCTCACCGAGCTCGGGCGCATCGAGAAGATGAAGCTCGAGCTCGCGCAGCGCGAGCGCGCGCTCAAGGACCGGATCAAGGCGAGGCGGTAGATGCGCTCCTTCATCGAGCGCAAGCCGGCGATCGTGCTGGACCTTCTGGACAAGGCGATCGAACGGGAAGGCTTTGCGAATTACGTCAAGCTCGCCGAGGAGTTCAAGCGCTTCGGCAAAGGGTTCACCAAGTCCTCGATCCATCGCTACGCCCAGAAGCTCGAGGAGCGGCGCGCTCGAGCGCGCCACGAGGCCGCCGTGATGGAGGCGCTCGGCGATGAAATCGGCTGGCTCGTGAAGTGGGCGAAGAGCTACCCACGCGAGGCGAGCAGGCTCGTTGCGCGCCTGCGGGCAAGAGAACAACAAGAAGAGGGGACCAAGCGATGAAGAGCCACGTTTCCATAAGAGAGATCGCCGCAGCGCTTCGAATCACAAAGCAGGTCGCACAACGGCGCGCCGACAAAGAGCACTGGCCCTATATCGAGGAGCCGACGCGCGGCGGTCGGCGACGGCTCTATAAGATTTCTTCGCTGCCTGCCGACATGCAGGCGGCCCTTGCCGAGAGGGCGCTCTCGGCCGTCCCGGCGGCAGGGGAGCCAACTCCCTCCTCCTGCTTGCCTGCCGCCGGGGCGCTTTTTTCTTCTACGCGGGGAGTCCGCGAGGCGCTGGCGCCACACCCGGCGCCGGAATCAGGTGGGAGTCCTGATCCCCGCTCCGAATCGCTCGCCGCGGCATTCGACGCGAAGCCTGACGGACTCAAGGCCGAAGCGCGGCTCCGGCTCGCGATCGTGCAGGAGTACCACCGGCTGCGCGCGCTCGGGTTCGACCGCGTCGCAGTGGCCGCTGCGGTGACCAGGGAGCGCGAGATCTCCGAGGCGACGCTCTGGCGCTACCTCGGGATTGTGAAGGGCAAGCCGGAGCACCTGTGGCTCTATCTATTGGTGCCGGCTCACCACGGCCGCACGGCAACCGCCGCAATGAGCGCCGAGGCCTGGGAGTTCTTGAAGGGCGAGTACCTGGCGCCCGAGCTCCGCACTGCCGCGGCGTGCATCGACCGACTGCGGCGCACGGCGAAGGGCCGGCCCGACTGGAAGATCCCCTCGAACCGCACGCTGCTCCGGCGCCTCGAGCAGATCCCGCGCGCGGTGAGGGTGCTCGCGCGCGACGGGCGCAAAGCCGCGCTGCAGCTCTATCCCCCACAGGCCAGGGTGCGCGCGGCGCTCGCGGCGCTCTCGATTGTCAACGCCGACGGCTACAAGCACAACCTCTGGGTGCGTTTCCCGGACGGCGAGGTGCGGCGGCCGCAGACGTGGTTCTGGCAGGACGTCTACTCCTCGAAGATCCTCGCCTGGCGTACCGACAAGACCGAGCACACGGAGGTGATCCGGCTCTCGTTCGGCGACGTGTGCAAGCGCTTCGGCATCCCCGACGCGGCCTTGATCGACAACACGCTCGCCGCGGCGAACAAAACGATGTCGGGCGGCGTGCGGCATCGCTTCCGCTTCAAGGTGCGCGAGGAGGAGCCGCTCGGGGTCTTCGAGCTGCTCAACGTCGACGTGATGTGGGCGACGCCCGGCCACGGCCAGGCGAAGCCGGTCGAGCGCGCCTTCGGTGTCGGCGGCATCGGCGAGTACATCGACAAGGCCCCCGAATTCGCCGGGGCCTGGACCGGCTCCTCGACCGCCGACAAGCCCGACTACGACGGCAAGCACCGCGTGGTGCCGCTCGAGCAGCTCGAGGCCGTGATCGAGCGCGAGGTCGCCGCGTGGAACGCCCGCGACGGCCGGCGCTCAGGCGTGGCGAAGCGGCGCTCCTTCGACCAAGTGTTCGAGGAATCTTATTCCCGGATTATTCCGCGGCGCCCGACCGAGGCGCAGATGCGGCTCTGGCTCCTCGCGACTGAGGAGATCGCGGTCGGCCGCGACGGCACGATCAAGCTCGACTCGGGGCGCATGGTCGGCGAGCGGCTCGCGAACCGTTACTGGGCCGCGGACCTGGTCGACCTGGCCGGCCGCAAGGTGGTCGCGCGCTTCGATCCGCAGGAGCTGCACAAGGGCGTGCACGTCTACACCGCGGACGGGCGCTACCTCTGCTTCGCCGAGTGCGTTGACCCGGCAGCGTTCAACGACCAGGCGGCCGCGCGCGAGCATGCGCGCAATCGCCGGACGTTCATCAAGGCCGCGCGCGCGCAGCTCGAGGCCGAGCGGCGCATGGACGAGCTGGCGACATCGCGGCTGCTCGCCGGCGCGGCCGCCTCTCAATTGAGTGGCGCGACCGGCGGGCCGCCGGCGCCGGCGATCAAAGCGCCGAAAATCGTCCGGCCAGAGTTCCGCCACCCACTCGAGCGCCCGCGCATCCAGCCGCGCGCGCTCGACGCCGAGGAGCAGCGCTACATGGCGCAGCTCGAAGCCGAGGGCGCCGCGCCGCTGCAGGTGAACGTCCACGAGCTGCGCACCGACACCGAAAAGCACACCTACTGGACGGCGATCAACGACCGGCGCGCCGCCGGTGAGACGCTCGCCGACCAGGACGAGCAGTTCTGGAAGGCGTGGCAGTCGAGCGCCTTCTTCCGCATCCAATGCGAACTCGACCAGGAAGTCGAGCGACGCACCGCAACCGGAGGGATGACATGACGAGAACCGCCGCCGCGGCAGCCACCTTCGCCTCGCTGACCAACGTCGCGCTGGCGCTCAAGCTCACCGATGGCCTGATGAACCGTCCGCAAAATCAGCCGGGGCTCGGCGTCTTCTTCGGCTACTCGGGCTACGGCAAATCGACCGCGCTCTCGGTCGCCGCCAACAAGTACCGCGCCGTGTTCGTCGCCTGCCGGAGCTACGACACCAAGAAGTCGCTCCTCACCTCGATCGCACATGAGATGGGCATCGAGTCCGGCCGGGCAACCGTGCCCGAGCTGGTCTCCATGATCGCTGAGGAGTTGATGCGCTCCGAGCGGCCGCTGCTCCTCGATGACGCGCACTACATGGCGAGCCGCAACCTTATCGAGCTCGTGAAGGACCTTTACGAGGCGTCCCAGGCGCCGATCGTGCTCGCAGCCGAGGAACGCTTTCCCAAGCAGATCAAGCGCTGGGAGCAGGTCGACAACCGGGTCCTGTACTGGCAGCCGGCGGAGCCCTGCGGCCTCGCCGACGCGAAGAAGCTCGCAGCGCTCTACGCCTCAACGCGCCCCTTCGCCGATGACTGGCTCGACAAGTGCGGCAAAGCCGTGCGAGGCGTGACGAGGCGTGTGTGCGTGAACATCGAGAACGCGCGCCGCGAAGCCGAGGAGACCGGGCACCGCGGCGAAATCAACCTCAAATGGTGGGGCGACCGCCAGTTCTACACGGGCGATGCGCCGACGCGGAGGCCGCTGTGACGCCGGCACAAGCGCGGCGCATCGCCCGACGGGCAGGCGACGTGCTGCCGCAGACGATCCTCGTGGAGGCAGTGCCGCAAGCTAGCGCGGTACTCCTCGTAGTCAGGCGGCCGGAATTTGCTTCCTTGCTGCTCGATCCGATCGAGGCGCGGCTGCTGGCGCGGCGACTGCTTACCGCGTCCGAGGACGCCGAAAGGGGCGATGGTGGCTGAGACGCGCAAGCCCGGCGGCAAGAAGCCCGCGCACCTGGCCGGGCCGGTGTCCGCGGAGCAGCGGATCTGGAACGCGATCCGCGCCCGGCACGCGCTTGGCAAGCGCTTCACGCGCGCTGACGTCGAGTTCGACAGCAAGGTGAACGGCCGCACGGTCAAGGCGTACTTCGAGCGCCTTGTAGCGGGCGGATTCCTGCGCCCGGAGAAGCGGCTGCCGCGCAGCTCGACGTGCCCGCACTTCACCTGGGCACGCTACACGCTCGTGCGCGACGTCGGCCTGCAGGCGCCGCGTTTGCGGCGGGATGGTACTGAGGCCACGCTTGGCGCGGCGCGCGAGCGCATGTGGCAGGCGGTCCGCATCCTCCGAGGCTTCAACGCGCTCGACGTGCAACTCGCGGTGAACGCCGCCGGCGGGAAGCCGGTGCCACTCGCGAGCGCCAAGACCTATCTGCAGCAACTCGCTCGCGGCGGCTACCTCAAGGTCACACAGAAGGCGCGCAGCGGCATGGGCCGGTCGCTTGCCCGCTACTGCCTGCTGCCATCGATGAATACCGGGCCGCGCTCTCCGGTCGCACAGAAGTCGCGCGCCATCTACGACCCGAACCTCGGCGAGGTCGTATGGCCACGCTGAAGACAGCGCCGAACCTCGACCGCGCGCGGACCGCTTGGGGCGCGAAGACGCCGGACTGGATTGTTTCCCTGGCAGGGGAGTGCGACCGCAGCTCCCAGGGGCGCGTCGCCCGAAAGCTCGGGATCTCAGCTGCTGTGGTCAACCAGGTCCTCGGCGCCGCCTACAAGGGGCGGCTCGATCGGGTCGAGGCGCGCGTGCGCGGCGAGTTCCTGGGAGCGAAGGTGCAGTGCCCGGTTCTCGGCGAGATCTCACGGCGCGACTGCATCTCGAACCAGACCGTGAAGTTCCGGCCGACCAACCCGTTACGCGTCGCGCTGCGCAAGGCCTGTCCCAACTGCCCGAACCGGGAGGACGCATGTTCGAGCACCTGAGGATCGTCCCGGTGTCGCGGATCGCCGCGATCGGCGTGCGCTGGTTCTTCGTCGGCGCGACGACCGGGGTCGTGCTTACCCTGATCTTGCAGCAGGTCGTGGAGCTGGCCGAGCTGCGCGCGCCTCGCCCGCCGGTGGTTACGGACATCGGCGGCGAGGCGGCGGTGGTGCGCTTCCAGGCGAAGCGCGACGGCCAGCTCGTCAGCTGCACCCTCACCATGCACTGGAGGACCAAGGCGTGGACGCTCACATGCTGACGCCGGCCTTCGAGCGCCCGGTCGAGGGGCCGGTCTACGCGGACGAGTACATCGAGTTCTGGGGCGGCGTGTACCTCGCCAACCCGCAGGTCCGGGCGCGGGGCGTGCTTTTCGACACGTTCCTCATGGCGCCGATGGAGATCCTGCGCGCCTGCGT